GCTCGCCCCGTACAGGCTCGCCCCACTAAGGTCCGCCCTGCTCAGGTCCGCCCCACTAAGGTCCGTCCCGCGCAGGTTCGCCCCGCTAAGGCTCGCCCCGTACAGGCTCGCCCCGTACAGGTTCGCCCCGTACAGGTCCGCCCCGCTAAGGCTCGCCCCGTACAGGCTCGCCCCACTAAGGTCCGCCCTGCTCAGGTCCGCCCCACTAAGGTCCGTCCCGCTAAGGTTCGCCCCGCGCAGGTCCCACATATTCATCGACCATATCGGGATCAGTCCCGCCGCAACGGCCCAGCCAAAAAACTTGCGGCCAGTCGGGTCCATCAAAATACCCGCTTGCTGTACTGGAGTGTACTCGGCGATCTCGTATGCGTCGCCGAACGTTTCGCGAAACCAGTCAACGCCGCTGGAGCATGCACCGGATTCATGGATCTGATTGAGTGTGATTCTCATCGCACCACCCCCGCGCGCGCCGCCATGAATAGCGGGCAGCTGGAGCCTGCCGACGCCTCGGTCATGCCGAGACGCCCCAACTCTCGCACAAGCTCGCGGTGCCCGATCATGTCGGCGTTCCAGGTGATTCGCTCGCGTCCGACCTCGATGATCGCCGCAGTCTCGCGCGCATCGCCCTCTTCCCAGATGACAAGGAAAGCGCCATCCCCGACGGACTGCACGGTATACGTGCCGCAGTCGCGCAGGCGGCTGGCGGTCTGGATTGCGGCGAGAAGCTTCAGTCGTTTTTTGATGCTCATTTTGTGCCTCCGTGTGGTGTGTGGCGCCCCGCGTGGTGCGGGGCGTTTTTTCTTACCAGTCGATCTCGGCCTTCGGGATGATCACGAGGTCGGCTTTACCAGCGCCGACGATCGCGTTCTCTTCGTCCCAGCTCCACACCATCAGCGTGGTGTTGGGCTCGGCGCAGTCCGAGAAGACGGGCAGCTCGGTCCAGTCGAGGTCACCGTTATCGGCGAGCATAGCGGCGAGAACTTCTTCGAGGTTGTTCATTGCGTTGGTCATTTTGTGTCTCCGTGTGGTGTGTCAGCAGGGTCATCCCTGCTGCCTGTCTCCGATTATACAGGCATCCGTATAGCTGTCAACTATATATTGGCGTTTTTGACGATAAAAAGGCCCCGGCGATTGTGTTTTTTGGCTCGCGCGTGTAGGGTCCACGCATAACGCTCACCTCCGTGTGTGTTGACCCGCCCTTGGTGAAATCCCTGGGGCGGGTTTTTTGTTGTCATTGAAGTTCCAGCCAGTCCTCAAAAGCCTCAATCGCCGCCTGCCAGCCGAGCGCGACGCACACGAACGCGCCCGCGTCATGCGCAGCTTTTAGCCAGGCGAGCTGATGTTTAGACCACGCTGATTTCGTGTGGTCGACGCGTTTAAGCTCGCAGCAAAACGTCGGCGCGCCCGGGATGATAATGTCCGGCGCGCCCGGGGACATCCCGTTGACGTGGTCGCTGATAGCCTGGTGCTTGTGGCGCTTGCCCTCGTTTTTTGGGTGCAGCGCGATCACCCCATAGGTGTCGGGGTGCCGGCGCCTGAGCTGGGCGAACACTGTGACATGCTCGGCGGACTCGCGCGGGCAGTCCCCGCGAAATCCAGTGTCACCATAAATTTTTAACCACTTCGGAAACTTCATTCGGCGGCCTCGGTGAGTTTGGGGGGTTGGTCGGCGGGCCTATTGACGTCGAGGAGGTCCCAGAAATCGCCGTTTTTTCGATACGTGATCGTGTCCGGCGCAACCACCCAATCGAGCGTCGCCTCGGCGACCTTGTCGAATTTTCGCTGAACGAATTTGTGTGCGCTGCCGTCGGTCAAATAAAGCCGCATCTTCCGGTACGGGGTCACCACGTCAATTTTTTTGCAGTTGTTGCCGCTCTTGGAGACGTGCGGCGAAGCGCTCCAGGAGGTGACCTTGTCGGTCTGGATGCGCGCCGTGTCGGCCTTGAATCGGTCAAATTCCAGCGACAGCTTTTCGTTTGGGTCGATGATTTCGGCCTTGCACTCGCTGCACTTTCTCGCCGCGATATCGTTCGGCGCGTCGCACTCGGGGCATGCCTTAGACGTCCACCGATACGAGCAGCGCACGAGCTCCCCGCCGCCCGCTGGCAATAGAGCCCGGCACCGGCGATTATGGTGCACCGCGAGCGGGCCGAAATCGGTGGCGATGCGCTGCCCGGTGAGATCGGTTGCATAGCCTGCGGCGTCCCAGTTCGTCGCCTCGATGTCGATATTCATTTTTGCGACCTGGCGCGTCCCGCACTCCTCGCACTGAATTTCGACCGTTTCGCCCTCTTTTGGCACGGCGTCGGCGGTGATCTCGGGGTCGAATATATCGCCGTCCGGGCAGTGGCGCGCGATATTCCCAGCGTAGTCTAGCACCAGGCAATCGAGCTTCCCGGGCTCTACGCGAAGCCCACGCCCCACAATTTGCTGCAATAGCGCGACCGATTCCGTAGCGCGCAGGATCGCCACGACGTCGACGTGCGACGCGTCAAAACCGGTCGTCAAAACGTCGACATTGACCAGGTATTTGATCCGGCGAGCCTTAAAATCGTCGATAATTTGCTGGCGTTCTTTTTTATTTGTCGCGCCGATAATCAGCGCCGACAGGCCGGCGGGTAGGCTCGCGAGTATTTCGCGCGCGTGCGGTATCGTCGACGCAAAAAACATCACGCCATTCCTGTTCTGTGCGCGCGACACCACATCGCCGACGATCGCCGAGGTCTTCCTGCCGTGGCCGACAAAAGCCTGGTCGACCGTTTTGGAGTCCCACTGGCCCATCCGGTTCTTTGCGAGTTTTGAGGTGTCGTATCCCTCAGCGCTAACCTCGCCAACGGTCGGCGTCGATAGGTATCCGCGCTCAATAAGGTGGTGCGCGTCGATGGTGAATACACGCTGGGCAAAGTACGGCTCGCGCGCCCTGTCGGGGCCGTGGGCGTGTCCTGTTTCGTCCTGGCGGTAGATATAGCCGGACCCCAGGCGGTACGGCGTGGCGCTCAGGCCGATCACGCGGAGCAGGCTATTTTTTTCGCGAAGGTGATCAATAATCCGCTTCACGGTCGGCGTGATGCGGTGGCACTCGTCGATAATAACCGCGCAGAAATTCGAGCCGAACCGCGCCAGGCTATTCGCGACTGACTGCGGAGTACCGAAAACGACCGGGTATCTCAGTGATTTCTCACCCACGGACGCCGAGAAAAAGGACGCTTTTCGCCCTACGCCAACGGTGAATTTTTCGTGGTCTTGCTCGACTAGCTCCGCCGATGGCGCGATCACGAGGATTGCCTTGCCGCCGCTTATTTTGTGCAGCTCATCCGCGATGGCCGCGATGATAAAAGACTTTCCCGCGCCCGTGGGCGCCTCGATAACGCACGGCGCGGTGTAGCGCCGGCACCACCCCATGGCGGCCCCGACGGCGTCTTGCTGGTAGTCTCTGAGCCTCACGATAACCTCCAATACTCCGACGCCTTGCCGCGGTACGGCTCCAGGTCGGCGTCTGGCGCGAGCGCTTTAAGCGCCTTCGCGTAGGAGACCGAGCCCTTGCGCACCACGCGCGTTAACTTGTGACCGTCGATCTCGGCGTCGGTTTCCCCGGTGAGCTCCACCAGGGCGGCGAGCAAGCCCTTCGCGCGGTCGCTATACTCATCGGCCATCGCCTTCGCGTGCAGATAGTCGGCGACGATCTTTGAGGCATCGGCCGTTGTCACTGTTTTACGAAGAGGCTCCAGGTGTGCGGGGTTGTCGATCTCTTTTTGGAAATCATCCCAGAACGCGCGCAGTTTTGGCAGCGCGTCGGCGAGCCACGCCATGTCTAGACCGACCCTCTCAAGTCGTTGCGCGCGCGGTGCCCACTGGTAGAAATCGCACCACATGCGCCCGGTGCAGAATAGCTGGACCTGGATTTGCGCGTAGTAGTGGGGTTGGTCGAGGATGCTCTTAAACTCCGAGGGGTCGGTCGCGTCGCGTTTCCCATACGGGCATTTGACCTCGATCAGTCCGCCTTGCCCGACGTATCCGTCGGGGCTTGCGCCGAGCCATTGCTCATACTCAACGAAATGCGCGGGCACGACATCGAGGCCGGTGTCCATCTCATAATCAATGACGGCGCCGTCTTCGTTCGCCACGCCCCAGGCGGTGGCGCTGTTCCCCTCGAACTCGCTGGGGGCGCCGTGGTGGTCTCGCACCATTCGGCGCATAACGTCGGCGGGTGTGGCCCATGGGTTCACTCCGAGGATCGCGCCGACCTTCGATGCTGTGACGCGCCCGCGGCGCTGTGCGAACCATTCGGGGGTTCTTTGTTCGGGTTGTTTGCTCATTGGTTGGTCTCCGTGTGGTTTTGGGTTTAGTCGTTTTCGTGCGTGTTCTCTTCAATCCATGCATCGAGGTCGGCGCGCTTGTAGCGAACCAGGCGCCCCACTTTGATATAGGTCGGGCCGCGCGAATCGTAGCGCCAGCGAACCAAAAGCCGGGGCTCTACCGCGAGCATCGCGGCGGCCTCTT